TCAAGGGATGGAAGATCAAGGCCCTCGTCTGCGATTGTGGTGGCGCAAATGACCTGAAGGGTCCGTTGCTGTGCGCTTTCCAAAATCTCGGCCCGCTTCTTCTTCGATAGCTTCCCAACAAATGCCTCAGCAGTCAGGCCCGATGCGCGAAGGTGATCCGCCAACAGGATGCAGTGATCAACGCGGTCGGAAAGAACCAGGATCTGTCGACCCTCTGCTGCCGCATCCTGGACCCTGGCCAGGATTGCCTGGTTTCGCCATCTGCAGCCGGTCATCTCGTTGATCAGGTGGGTCCACTCCTGGCCTCTCTTGGTTGGTGACCAGTTCGTGTTCAACCACTCCACACGGGGAGTCAGGACCAGTCCCTTGTCAGCAAGGTCTTCGGTCTTGATCTCGTAGACCGTCTTTCCAAGGTGCCACCAAAGCAAGTCGGTCAGTCCATCGGGACGTTCTGGCGTTGCAGTCAGACCGACACGAAACGCGGCTGGTGCGGTGAAGATCACGTCGCAAAATGTCTCGGCCGGGACGTGGTGTGCCTCGTCAACAATCACAAGGCCGAATCCCTTCATCCAGTCGTAGCGTTCCTGCCAGCTACGTCGTGAAAGCGTCTGGATTGTGGCCACGACAATGCGGCCATCCTTCTCATCCTTTCCGCCACCGACAAGCGCGGGACGTGTGCAGAGATGGGTCTCGCATCTATCGATCCATTGGTTCGCCAGATCGAGTGTGTGCACAAGGATCAGGGCCTTGGTGTGAAGCGCGCAAATCGCACCAAGCCCAATCATCGTCTTGCCGGAGCCACAGGGCGCGACAACAACGCCGCCCTCGTTGCGGATGATGGCCCGCACCGCGTCTCGTTGGTAGGGCCGGAGTTCGAATCCGTCCGCTATGTCAACGGGCTTGGCTGAGGGAACAACCCGGCAGTCGATTCGTTCTGCGCCATCGATGTCGATGTCGACGCATCTCGGGACCGAAATGCCACCATGCCAGCGGTGCCCAAGCGGAAGCGGTTGGCATCCATAGACGTATTTTTCAGGAAGCTGAATCCAGGGTTTTTTGCTTCGCAGTCCCATGGCCGTTCGCCACGCCGGATTTTCGATCCGAAACATCTCCCGAAGTTGGTCCACACGGCCTGAGTTGGGCGGAAAGTGGTATCCGCCAGCAATCACACATACATCGCTCATGTTCACTCCTTTTAGTCATCTGATCCCGACGCCTTGAAGTCGATCAAGTCGCCGTCTCTTGCCCACACGTACTTCCTCTTTCCACGGATTGATATTCGTTTCCTCTCGTACCCAAATCGCCGCATCAACTCCGAGACCCGCATCTCACCGAAGCGCTTCATTTGTGATGCGTCGAGCTTGAGCGCTTCCCGCATGATCTGCGCCGTGGTTGGTTGGGTTTGGACCCCACGCAGATAGTCATAGACAAGCTCTTCCCATGGGTCGGACTGGAAGAAAAATGAGTTGCACTCGTCGAGTTTGGTTTCGTTGCCTTCATCCAGCCACCAGTTTTCACCGGTCTTGAATGCGTGTACGGCCTCGGCCCAAAGCTGTTCCTTGTGTCTCTGTACCCAATCCAGATCAACCTTTCGGACCACAACTGGCCAGTAGCGACGGCTACCGGTTCCGTCCGAGATGAACTGTGATTCGTTCGTCGTTCCGGCGAACACGACATGGCGCGGCACGGTGATCGCTCGCCGACCATAGGGCGGTCGGTAGACATCTTCCTGGGCCGATAGGAACGCCTTTGTGGCGCTATTGGCGGAGCGCCTGACGCTATCGAGTTCGGCCACCTCATAGATCCAGGCACGGCGAATCTGGATGTAGGCGTTGGTCGAGCCGATATCAAGTGGTGTATCGGCGAAGAACTGGTCTGATGCCAGGACCCGGAAGAGGCTGCTCTTTCCTGCGCCCTGGTAGCCCACAAGGATCAGAACGCAGTCAGCTTTGCAGCCAGGCGTGTAGGCCCGTGCAGCGGCCTGAATCAACCAGCAGCGACCCATTCGGCGTCGGATTTCGTCGTCCTGGCACCCTGTTGCGATGGGAAGCCATCGGTCGATCCGTTCCTTGCCGTCCCAGCGCAGCGTGTTGAGCCATTCAGTGAGAGGGTTGACTTCGTTTTCTTCGCCGATTGCTTGGACGATTTCCGCAATCGTTCCGCTGGCAAGCCCACCCCCGGTGCCCCGAAGCTCATAGGTCCGGTCCAGCCACATTGAAATACGGACATCGTCGCTGTCCCTGTACTCTCGCTCATTGAGCATCAGCGTTCCAGAGAATGTGTTGAGCCAGATCCGGCCCCGCCATCTGGAGTCAAAGCGAAGAACCATGTAGACGTTGCGCTTCGTTCCGCGAATCCCGGTCGGGTTTCCCTTCTTGTCGCGGTGTCTGTCCAGGATGTCGAGCACTGACTTTTCTGGCGCGTCAGACCCGGCCTGTGGGCGCGCTGCGGCAGGTGGCCCACGCTGGCCCTCCTTCCTTTTCTTTCCCTTGTTGTCTTGAATAATCGTGGCTGAACGTAGCAAATCCGCGAGTCGTGCTCCGCCGCTAATCGATGTGTCCAGGTCTCTCATCTAAATGTCAGCCTCAAAGTTCAATACGGAGAATCGTGTGGTTTGGTAGGTATCGTGTGATCTCGGACGCATAGTCGTCGCCAGCGGGGTCGTTGTCGGTCGCGATGTAGACCCTGATCGAATCTGGGATGTCTGCAGTTGCGAGGGATTTGAAGCATCCAGATGTCCCGGAAATCACGCCAATCCGGGCATCCTCGTCACGCGCCGCGATCACGGCACGGAGAAAGTCCGTTATCCCTTCGCAAACCAGGACCGCGTCGATCTCGGCCTTCAGTGTTCCAGATAGCAGCTTTTGCGCTACCGGGTCCATCATCAACAGTCCCGAAGAATCGACACCGTAGGGCCATCTGCATTTCGGCCGGTCGGCGTCTTTAATCGACCGCACGTGGACGCTGGCAAACGTGCCGTCGACTTCAAATGCGGGAACAAGCAGACGGTAGGTGTTGGCCCAATACTGGGGAAACCATCGAGGCCATCGAAAGCTATAGGGCGGTGGTGCCACTCTCGCGATGTTGCACTTGTCGATTGCCTTGGGGCAAAAGTTCCGTTGCATCAACCAACTGACAAGCGGATTGGATAGCGCCGGTGCCTGCTCGATGGCGTCGGCGACGCTTGCGCTCGCCTTCCAGAGCCTGCTTAGCTCATCCGGGTCGGGCCTTCGGATCGGTCGTTCTATCTTCACTGGCTGGTCGCCTGCTGTTGGTGAGCCCGTGCACGCCCCCTTGTCAGCGAACCATTCCCGAATCTCTCTCTGCCTGTCCGTGTTCGATGCCCTTAACGTAGCGCCAACGACGGCGAGCGAGACGAGGTCTACAACATCACCGCCCGCTCCGCAGCGATGGCACCGCCAGCCGCCCCTATCTCTGGTCAGCCCTATCGGGCCCCTCTTGTCGTGGTCCCCCCGGCGATGCTCGGAACATGCTGGGCAGGGCGCTAACGACCCGTTCCTGGCCGACTCCATCCCGGTGAGCTTGGCGGCCTCCTCGATTGGCATTTGCTTTGCTGTTTCAATCCACACCTCATTGCTCCTGAATCATTTCTGAGAGCGTACCAATCACCCAGGCTGCCGCAGTCGATGCTGCAACACCATAAGCGTTTGGGTCACCCGTTCCGTGGTCTCGGGGCCTCCGCCCCAGTGGGTTCTCAATGTTAGCGGTCTGCCAAAAGCCGGTCAACCGACATGACAAAGCTATCTAATTGGTCCGGTTTGACCGCCTTTCTCCTTGCCCGGTATGCCGATGTCGATGTTGTAGTGGAGGTTCATATCCGGTGTAACGGTCAGAATTGTGACCATGCCGGTCTCTTGGTGCGCTCGATGCGCGTAGGAGGCCAGGGTATCGAGCGTGGGCGGGCTTCTGCGTCCGCTGAGATAGTGATGAAGCGCCGATTTGCTGGTGCGAAAAATCTTGGCGGCCTGGGCCTGCGTCACGTCGAGAGCGCTGATCATGTCGCGCATACACTCGGATGTGTTGATCTTCATCACTCACCTCCCTTGGCGTCGTCCAGCATCCGACGAGCCCACCGTGGGGCCTTGTCGCAGTACCAGATGTGAATGGTCTGGTCGTAGTCGTCGACGAGGGCAAGCCGCTCGTGGGTCTGAGGGACCGGGTAGGGGTTCGCCAGTAGGAACAGCCTGCCCATGTAAGGTCGAGCCCCCAGGAGTGTTCCTTCGCACGTGCGG